TAGAGGTAGCCGCCGCTTTATCTGTGGCAAATGCGGCCTTCAACGCCATAAAGGCTGGCGTGGATCGTGGCAAGGAACTGCACGAAATGGCTGGTGCCCTATCGAAATTTTTTGACGCGAATGAGACAATAAATGAAGCACGGATAAAGAACCAAGAGACGTCGGCTACAGTTAAGTTTTTAGCCGGGAAAAGCGTCGAGGAGGAAGCAATGGAACTGGCCCTCCGAAAACGCGAGATGGACATGAAGTACAAGGCTTTGAGAGAATTGTTCATCTACAGTGGTAATGGCGAGACTTTTAAGGATTTTGAGCGCCAACGCAGGATTATCCGGCAAAGGCGGTACGAAGCGGCTAGGACAATCGCCAAGCGTAGAAGCGACATGATTGATTTTGTTATAATTCTTGTCGGTATTGGGATTGCCACGGGCGTCCTTGTATTTATGGCTACTTTTGTGAATGCGGCGAGTGCCGACCAACATTTTTATTTATAGGAAGTACGATGGCTACTGCAAAGAAAAAGGCGGCCCCTAAAGCCGTAAAAACCCCAAAAAGAACGATGCAACAAGACGTTACAGAAGCCATCCATAAAATAAATGTCCACGAAATTGAGTGCGCCCTTCGGTACAAGTCCATTGAAGAGCGATTAGCTACTGGCAGTGAGAAGTTTGACAAACTGGAAAAACTCGTCTGGGGGATTTACCCCTTTATTTTATTGTTATTTGTCGTCGAGAAATTTGGCGGGTAGGGTAAAAATATGATTATATTCAAGAAGATAGGTGAGTATTGCTGGAGTTATATGCAGAGTGCCACCGTTGAACAAATAGGTATGGCTGTTAGCGGCATCGCACTGGCTATGCTTGTACTGGCTATCCTATGAAATTCGACAAGTTAAAAGGACTTATAGGGGGTATCGCGCCCACCATCGGTACGGCTATGGGAGGCCCGCTGGGCGGCATGGCAGGTCAGGTCTTGGCGGGGGTACTTGGTTGTGAACCGACCCCACAGGCTATCGAGACGGCGTTTGAGACGGTCACCCCGGAACAGCTTGCAGAGATCAAGAAGGCTGAACTCAAGTTCGAGGCCAAAATGAAGGAACTCGACGTAGATTTGTTCGCCTTGGAGACAAAAGACAAGCAGGACGCCCGTAAGCACTTTTCCCGCGATTGGACGGCCAAGTCTATCGGCCTGATTATGGTACTTTTTTTCTGTGCCTACATCGCCATGATAACTATTATGCCACCCGAACAGAACAGCATGGAGCTTATTAACCTTGTCCTCGGCTACATGGGTGGGCTGGTGTCCGCCGTTATTAGCTTCTATTTTGGGGCTTCATCTTCAGACAATGGAAAAACTGATTGAACTACTACGCCGACATGAGGGCGTAGAGAAACACGTTTACCTAGATACCGAAGGTCTTGAGACTATTGGCGTAGGTAGAAATGTTTCAAAAACAGGTTTGGGTTTGTCTGACGATGAGGTAAACTACCTGTTACAGAACGATATTTCCCGCGTAATCAAAGAGTTAAGCGGTGCATTTCCTTGGTTTTCTGGGCTTAATGAAGCCCGTAAAGATGCCATGATTTCGTTAGGATTCAACCTTGGTTTGCCAAGATTGCTTAAGTTTAAAAATGCTTTAGAATCAATGAGTTCTGGGGATTTTAAGGCGGCTGCTGAACATTTTTTAGACAGCAGATGGGCAACGCAAGTCAAAGGTAGGGCTATCGAACTGACTGACATGATTAGGTCTGGGGAATATGCCGGTACAAAAAATCCAGTTTAAGCCCGGAGTCAACCGGGAAACTACCCGCTACAATGCCGAAGGTACATGGTATGAGACGGACAAAATCCGTTTCCGCTTTGGTGCACCTCAGAAAATTGGCGGGTGGGAGCGTATCTCCGCTGATACATACTTAGGTGTATGCCGGTCTATGTTCAACTGGGTTACTCTGGGTGGACAAAATTTAGTGTCGGTCGGCACTAACATCAAATACTACATAGAGCGCGGCGGCGCGTACTACGATTCAACCCCCTACCGAGCCATAACTTCTCCGGGTGACGCTACATTTGCTGCGGTTAATGGCGACGCTACTATTACTGTAACCGAAGTAAATCACGGCGCTAGCGCTGGTGATTACGTGACTTTTTCTGGTGCGGTTTCTTTGGGCGGCAACATTACCGCAGACGTACTAAATCAGAACTACATAATAGCTACTGTCGTAGACGCAGATAACTTTACTATAGAGGCTGTGGACACCTCTGGTGCAACGGTGCTTGCCAATGCTTCCGATACCGGTAATGGCGGGGCATCCGCTGTAGCTTCCTATGAAATAATACCCGGAGGTGAATACGCAGTACCCTTTACTGGTTGGGGAGCAGGTACATGGGGTTCTAGCACTTGGGGCACTGGGGGTAGTACCACGGCTACTATACGCCTTTGGAGCCAAGCTAACTTTGGCGAAGACCTGATTCTGGCTGACCGGGGCGGTAACATTTATCTCTGGGACGGGGGCACTGGCGCAACCGCAAACAACAGAGCTGTTACCTTATCTACAGTTGTGGGGGCGGACGCAAGTACCCCTACAGTAGTAAATTACACTACCGTCTCCGATATATACCGGTTTGTCTTCTGCTTTGGGTGTAACGATTATGGTAGCGGTACCCTAGACCCAATGCTCATACGGTGGTCTGACCAAGAAGACGCGCTTACTTGGGCACCATCAGCTACTAACCAAGCTGGTAGTTTGCGTCTTTCTAACGGTAGCGAAATCGTCACCGCAATCCAATCTAGGCAGGAGTTGCTTGTATGGACAGACGCGGCCCTCTACGGTATGCAGTATCTGGGTGCCCCGGAAGTTTGGGGGGCTAACCTTCTCGGGGGTAACATAACTATAGCCAGCCAGAACGCGGCTGCGTTTGCCAATGACGTTGCCTACTGGATGGGTAAAGATAAGTTCTATGTTTACGACGGTACTACTAAGACCCTACTTTGCTCCTTGCGCAGCTACATTTTTGACGATTTCAACCAGCAACAGACCGACCAAGTAATATGTGGCACTAACGAGCGTTTTAATGAGGTCTGGTGGTTCTACTGTTCTTTAGGCTCAACCACCGTAGATAAGTACGTAATATACAACTACTCCGAAGATGCTTGGTCGTACGGGAATATGGCTAGGACAGCTTGGATGGACGCTGATCTGCGAGAACTACCGCTTGCCGCAACCTACAGTAATAACCTTGTGGAGCACGAAACCGGCTACGATGACAAAGAGACGAGCAGCGTATTCCCCATTACAGCTACGCTAGTATCGTCAGAGTTTGATTTAGACGACGGCGACAGGGCTATGTTTATCACACGGGTGCTGCCGGATGTGACTTTTGATGGGTCTACGGCCTCCACACCAGCCCTGACTATGACCCTATCCCCCATGACTAACTCCGGTTCCGGTTATAAATCCCCCCTTTCCGATGGTGGTAACAGTTCAGCTACAGTAACACGTTCTGCTACGGTGCCGATTGAGCAGTTTACAGGGCAGGCGTACGTGCGTCTCAGAGGCCGCCAGATGGCTTTTAAGGTTGAGTCTACTGCGGAAGGGGTGGCATGGAAGCTAGGTGCTACACGCTTTGATATGCGTCCTGATGGCAGGAGAGGGTAATGAGCGAAGCCCTCATCAGTAGAACACCGCCCCCCGCCCTGCCAATAGCAGGTGAAAGCATTGATAAGCGGTATATAGACTCCCAGAACAACGTACTGCGGTTGTACTTCGGGCGTATATCTAATGCCATAAACAACGTGACCGGGCACTTGGGTGGTAGGTTCCTAGACCAAGCTAACGCGCTTTTCTACTCTATTGTAGACCAGACAGCCGCCACTACAAACACAGGATACCCGATTCAATTTGAGAATACTTATTTAAATCATGGTGTTACAATAAACGGCGGGTCTAGCTCACAGATAACCATAGAATACTCAGGTATATATAATTTCCAGTTTACTGGGTCTGTGTATAGTGTCTCTGCGTCGCCTAAGAATGTGTACTTGTGGATTAGGCGTAACGGTACTGATATTGGCTACTCCACTAAGCAGTACGTATTGTCCGGCTCTGGGGATGCCGTCCCGGTAACGTGGAACTTTAATATAGATATGACCGCAGGACAGTATTTGGAGATGATATGGGCTACTTCCGATACGTCAGCCGTTCTTGAAGCCGCCGCGCCGTCTAGCCCCCACCCCGGTATACCGTCTGCTGTTATAGCGGTTAGTCTAGTATCAGCGTTGCCTGACACGCTGCCGACCCCGCCGTAGGTGATGAGATGAAGAAATTTGAAGAAGGTGGCGGTATAAAGACTTGGACAACTCCTAGCGGTCAGTTTGGGGTTGGTGCTGGCCCAGTAAATCCCATAATAAACTATGATGATAGGGTTAATTCTTATCTAGTTGAAGGGTATTCACAGCAACAGGCAGTAGACTTAGCCAACAGAGACGTAGTAGCCGCAGGTGGAACACCACCTAGTGGCTCAATGCCTTTTTCTCGTTTTGCCCCAAGAGACCCAACAAATGCAGCTACTCAGTTTTTAGGGCAGCACGGTGGAACTGCCATAGCCGGTATGCCAGACGTTGCGTCTGCGTTTTCTCGGTACCAAGGTGTGCCTGTAGGTACTTATACCCCGCAACCCCAAGAAATAATTAGCAATATCCTTAACGACCCTACGCTAACGGAAGAGCAAAGAAATGTACAACTAAACGGATATGCCAACAACCTACAAGAATTTTATGGCGTGTCGCGATATAACTTTGATCTACTGCTTGATGCCGCTAAAGGAGGGACTAAAGCAAAGGACATGGCTCGGGTTGCAGGTTACCAGACCGTAGATTTTCCTACAGGCTGGGAAGGCGAGTATGTAGACGAAAACGGCACGCGATGGGGCTATAGTGACTCTACAAATACTAAGTGGGTTATATCTGAGGCAGAAACAAAAACTCCAGATGGTGAAGATACAGAAAGTGGCGGTGGCGGAGGCGGCGCAGGCGGCGGAGGCGGTTCCGAAGCTGGAGACTCTGAAGATTCAGGGGGTAGCGCTACTGACCTTGCCGGTGGCCTTTTAG